GCTTCAATAGACCTAAGCAAAATAGACAAAACCAAAATTGTTAAGTTAGACAAAGACGGCAATCCTTACAAGGACGGCAAAATGTTTTACAACGTGGACATCATCGTAAATGATGAACCAAATTCATTCTGGCAAGATACCTCAATTAGCACAGCGCAAACAAAGGACGAAAGACTTGCTAAAGAAAAGCGCAGTTATATCGGTAATGGCAAAACAGTATGGAATGGAGGCGGTGGCGTAAAAGAATCAACAGCGCAACCAATCGCAGAAAGAAAGCAAGTTGCACAGGAAAAAAAATATGATGATTCACTACCATTTTAACTATTTTAATTTATCTTTGTAAAAATATAAAGATGAAAAAATGTTTTAAATGTAGTATAGAGAAACAACTTTCTGAATTCTATACGCATAAAAAAATGGCAGACGGACACTTGAATAAGTGTAAAGATTGCACTAAAAAAGATTCAGATAAAAGGGAGAAAGAATTAAGAAAAAACCCAAATTGGGTAGAAAAAGAAAAAACAAGAGCGAGAGAAAAATATTATAGATTAGGGTATAAAGAAATTCATAAACCTTCTTTTGAGAATAAAAAAGAAACTATGAAAAGGTATAATGAAAAATACCCAGAGAAAAGAAAAGCCAAAAATATAAACAAACAGAAAGCAACAACAGAAGGGAACGAATTGCATCATTGGTCATATTCATTTGAGAATGCAACCAGTGTAATTGAACTAACTACAAGACAGCATTCAAAAGCACATAGGTTTATTTATTATGACCAAGAGCGCATGATGTATAGAAGAATTGACAACAACGAATTATTAGATTCAAAAGAAAAACATGAAGATTGGATTATGTGGTGTATTATAAACAAAGAAGATTAAGCGAATTTTAAGCACATGCGCGTGTTTTGGAGCGAATTATTGAAAAGTAATGATAACCTAGTACAAAGAAGAAAAGTGACTAAAAACAACCTTTAAACAGGTTTGCTATAAATAAGCGAAAATATGCGAGGGAAACCATTTAAAAAGGGCGAGGCGAAAGGAAGACCTAAAGGGGCTTTGAATAAACTTACAGTTCAAATGAGAACGGTAAAAGAAACCGTTTTAGAAGTGTTTAATATTATTCAAGATAACCCAAAGGTGAAGTTGGAACAATTCGCTATTGATAACCCTAAAGAGTTCTATGCTATTGCAGCTAAACTAATTCCAACAGAGGTAAAAGGTGAAGTAGGTGTAACTATTCTGAATATGCCAAGTTGGATTGAAAGCAATGAAAGTTAATTCAAACCTTAAATTTTTGCGCGTGTCTGTTTTGAAAAGCAAGATAATTGCTTTGCAAGGCGGCACGCGCTCCTAACTGGCAAAACCTATTCCGCTTTACAATTCCTAATTGAGGTATGCTGCGAATATACAGGACTTACTATTTCAGTTGTTCGTGCTACTTTACCAGCATTAAAAGCAACAGCGATGCGGGATTTCTTCGACATAATACAAGCCGAAGGATATTACAACGAAGCAGACCATAATAAAACAGAATCATGCTACACACTTAACGGAAACCTAATTGAGTTTGTATCACTTGACCAGCCGCAAAAGGTTAGAGGTCGAAAACGGCACATTCTATTTTGCAATGAAGCAAATGAAATTGATTATGAAAGTTGGAAACAATTACTATTCAGAACAAGTGGCAAAGCAATTATAGATTATAACCCGTCTGACCCCGAACATTGGATTTATGATGAGGTTTTAACACGCGAAGATTGCGCATTGATAGTAACTACTTACAAAGATAACCCACACTTGCCAAAGACTTTAATTGATGAAATTGAGAGATACAAAACTAAAGACCCTGACTATTGGAGAGTGTTTGGTGAAGGGCAAAGGGGCGCAAGTAGGCAAGGGCAAATATTCACCCACTTTCAAAAGTGTGATTCATTACCAGTTGGCAGGTATTTCTACGGACTTGATTTTGGTAAAAGTAATGACCCGACTGCATTTGTCAAATGCTTTTACGATGGAAAGTTATATTGTGATGAATTGATTTACCAAACTAATTTAACAGCTTCGGAAATTGCAAAACTATTTAAACAAAACGGAGTAAGTGCAACTGATTATATTTACGCTGATTCGGCAGAACCTTTAATGATACGTGAATTAGTTGCAGCAGGTTTTAATGTAGTATCTGCGAGAAAGGGCGCAGGTAGTGTTAGTGGCGGCATTGATAAAATAAAGTCAATGGATGTATTTGTTACGAATAGAAGTGTAAATTTGTGGCGCGAATCGCAATGGTATCAATGGCAAATAGGTAAAGACGGCAAGCCAACAAATGAACCAAAGGATATTCATAATCATATCATTGACGGCATTAGATATTCGATTGAACATATTACTTCAAAAGCACCACGCTCAAGACCTATTGCGGCAGGGACAAGAATAGATTGGGGATGATAATATCATTTTTACTTATTGCGATTCTTTTCAAAATATGCACCATAAAATTTTATGATAGAACTAAAAATAAACGAAGGTAGTTATACCATTTGCACAAATTGGAATGAGGTTACAATGAATCACTATTGTGAGATTGTGAAGGTAAATGATAAGCCATTTGCAGAGCGAATTTCTGTTTACTCTAAAATTCCTATTGAGATTGTAAACGCAATGAAGATTGCACAACTAAACGTATTGGGCGAAGTGTTGGAGTTCATGGAGAACTTCGATTCGGTGAATGCTTTTTCAATAGGTTACGAATCTGAAATAACAATAGGCGAACAACCATATTGGAAAGTTGAAAAGTGTAAGCAGCTTTTAAAAGATAACCCATATCCGATAACTGTTGCTGCTGAAATAGTTGCACTATACACAGGCGATGCAGATGGAGAGAATGGAATAAAGATTAGCGATAAACCAGTTACCGAAGTAATCGGGATGTGCGCTTTTTTTTTGCAGCATTGTCAAAGTTCTTTGAGCGATTCAAAAGGCTAAATGATTATGTTGCTGATGAGGATGAAAAAGAGGCGGGAATAGAAAGACTTTCAAACCTTTCAGCTTTTGGCACTCCGTTAAGTTTAGCACGTAGAACAAACATGACACCTGATGAAGTTATGAAAAGACCAGCCGAAGAAATATACATGATACTGCTTTATGACTTTGAACAAAGTGAATTTGAGAAACGGTTACGGCAAATCAAAGAAGATAACATATCAATACAAAACGCTTTGAGTAAAAAATAATTTGCCACAAACAAAGCAAATAGCAAAATACAAACTACTTTTGTTTTATGACATACTTGGAGCAGGTTGAACTCATACGCGAATTATCTATTGAGGTAAATCCAACAGGCACGTTTATACACGGGCGAAGGGTTGACGGTTCACTTGCTTATGATGGGTTTTACCCGCAGATTTTATTAGAACCTTTTACAGTTAGTGTTGATTTAGAAAAAGCAACTGAAACGGCTAATATGAGTTTAGGTTTTTTGCTTAAAGATGCTGCTGAAAATAATGCAGAAAAGAGGGAGGTAATTATTGGTGAAGCAGATGTTCTTTGCACCGCGTTTATAAAAGAACTTGAAACAAAACACGTTGATGTTTCTAATATAGTTGCGCGTCCTTTCTATAACATTTTTGCAGGGGTTGTTAGTGGCTATTTACTTACATTTAATTTAACTTCAAAGCGAAGCGCATGTTAGGTAAGTTGCAAAATATTCTTTTTGGTTGGCGAGGTTATATTTGGGAAAGTCCGGCTACTCGCTTAATGGCAGAATCGAGAGCATTGAATTGTGCGAATTGTGAACATGCAGAACATGGGAATATCATTGAATTTTTAGAGGACGATGTGAAAGAAATTCAAGGCATGAAGTGTAATTTATGTGAGTGTCCTTTGAGTGCTTTATTACGTTCACCAAATGAGAGGTGCAAGATTGACAAATGGTAATTAAGAAAGAAGAAAAGGTTGCACTTATAGTTTTCTTTTCAGTGCTAATAATATTAAGGGTAATATTAATAATTTGTTATGGTTGATGATGTTTTAGAAAAATACGGGCAGTTAGTTGTAACGGAATTACGCGATGCGATTAAGAATAAACCTTTGCCGCGTAACGGGGGCAAGAGTTATGTTGC